CTTGGCCATACTATTTGGTTCCTTTGGTTCTCCATCTTCGTGGACGACATCGCCAGTGGCAAGGTCGATGATCGTGGTAGAAAAGGGGTGAGCGAAAGCGGACCATGCGATGGCCCACATCCCCAACAGCCAGACACTGGCTTTGGCAAAATTCGACTTGTTCCAAATGCCTCACGGGATTAGAGACCTTTGTTGTCATACCAAGTTTCAAACATCTGTCGGGTATACTTCCTAGCTTGGCGATACTCGATTCCCTGCAGGCTATGACGAAGTCGTCACCGTCTTGCACGAAGTCAAAATCGACAAGGATAGTCCCAAGCGGCTCACAAATTGTCATTATGATCGCGTAGTTGATGAGATTGTTCCCGAGCGAGGTATTAAACTCGCCACTCATTCGCCCTCCATCAGATGTGTAAACTATGCCATTCTGCGTCCTAGCCTGGTTGACAAGCTGGGCTGCAAGAAGTTTTGCCAGTGCCGGGTCGGGACACAGTGTCAGATAGAACTGGTGTTCCGCCCTTAGCCAATGCGCACTAACGTGCGCATCGAACTTTGAATGGTCGATGCTCAGATAAACTGTGTCGCTCCACCGATCCAAAGCGCGCATCCTCTTAGCCCGCTCAAAGGAGTTCAAACCTTTAACGAACGGGGACGTGGGGGACCGTCTAAAAACAATTTTATCGATCGGCATGAGGTAACGGGCTAGTTCGGCTGTGTACCGCGTGTTACGATATTGTATCGCACGCGGCGCTTTGTCAAACTGGTCATTGTCACTCTTCTCGACTTTGACGAACATCTTGACTTTCATGTCGTCGCCGTCTACCGGTCGTGTTTCTAAAGAGAGGAACGCCTCTTGATAGCGGCGTAGCAATGCTCCTGTCCGAGTGGCCAATACTTGACTCGCCGACCACGGCAGGACTTCCCCCATCCACTTCCTGCACCACGCCCTAGCAAACCTAAAAGCCCCATAAGCATCATCGCTGATGGTTGGTGTTGCAATTAGGTGTCTATAGTAAAGCGCGGCTAGCTCATTTTCAGCACAAGTGTGGAACGCTCGCTGACTCATTACCCTGTCGGACTGGGGTAACGGAAGTAGATTTGTCAGCGCACACTTGTGCCTACACACTC